AACAGCTTCAGCTAATGCTGTTGGGTTTTTTCCTAAAGATAAAGTTGTGGCTGCTGAAAGTTTGCTTATATCTTTTAATACTTCTTTTTCATTAAGGTATATTCCACTTGCTCTATTTAAAGCAGAAACTTGATTAAGTATGCTATCGGCATTTTTATCAAAACTTTCTCCATTAGCTAAAGATAGTTTTTGAATGCCCATTAACTCTTCATTAGTTAACCCTGCAGTTTCTCTTAGTTTAGTAAATGTAAGTAATTCTTCTGATGAAAGTTGGACGGTTGTGCCAAGTTCAGAGTTTATAGCTACTAAAGTTTCTGTTAAGCCTTTGCTAGAAACAAATAATCTATCGGAACCAAAAGATGCTTGGGAAAAGCTTTTGCTTAATTGCATAGCCTCACCATTAGTAATATTTAAACCTTTAGCTAAAGCTCCCGTATTTTCTTGACTTCTTTGGAATCCCTCAGCTATTTTTCCAGCAAGGGTTGATATAGCACTTAATAATAAACTTGCAGTTACTAAAGGATCACCCAAAGCACCCCTTACAGATTTGCCCAAAAGTTCAAATCCTTTATTCATAACCATTTGTTTCTTTTGAGACTCAGATAAATTATTATCGGATTCTTCTAGTTCTCGGGCATATTCTTTTAATTCATCATTTATTTCATTAAAACCTATAGCACTCGATAAAGCACCTAGGCCTATTTTATTCATAGACCCTTCTATCCCTTTTAATAAACCACCAGTTATACCTAAGCTTTTATTAATTGCTTCTTCTTGTTTTATTCTTTGGTTAATTTTATTATTTAGAGTTTCAAAAATTTGATCTTCTTCTCTTAAAAAATTAACTGCAGCTTTTTGGGCATCATTTAAATTTTTAAAGCTTTTAGTTCTTTTATCTACATTAGCATTTATCCCTACTTCTTGGAGTAACTGTTCAGCTGCTGATTTAGCTAAAGAATGTTGTTTTTTAATTTTTTCTTGAGCTTGTTCTAATTGTTTTTTAGATAATCTACTAATACCTTCTTCTTCAAACTGAAGCTGTCTGGCTTCCTTAATTACACCCTTAAAACCATTAGCGAATGCTTTTGTAGAGTTTACAGCATTAGGATTAATTTCTTTAACAATAGCTGTTAAAGTAGAAGCAAGATCTTTAAATGAATCGTTAGTATTGTTTAATTGGGTTTGAACTCCTTCTAAAGCAACTTTTAATTGTGATATAGTTTGTTGAGCATTACTAAGATTAGAAGTATCAAAATTAGCAAATGGGTTTTTTTCCCCTAATGCTTTGTAGGCAGCATTTATTTTATCTAGTAATCTTTGTATTTCCTGGGGTGATTCTGCCATATAATAAATTATTTATTATAAATATTGTTATTTATAACTACTTTGTTTTTTATATTGCTTACTAGCTTCTTTAAAAGCTGGGGTGTTAACCGTGCCATCAGGATTTACTAAATTGGATTGGTTAGCGCTTTTAGCAGAGTTTTGCTTAGCCTCAGATTCAGTATCATAGAATTTTTTCAATTCATGATATGTAAACTTTCTCAACCATATAGGCATGTTGTATATGGTATCATAATCGTATCCACCTTTTCCGTGGAATACGATCTGATGTATTATAGAAAATAAATTTACTCTTGCTTGTTGAATTTCCTCATTAGTTATAGTCAGGCCAAAAAAAGCTAAGGCCAATCGGAATGGCCACCTCCTCCCCACTATCAAGTGTAACATTTAGATTTACATCGGGTTGGGTATTCTTAATGTGTTCCCTAAATGCTCTTGAGTCACGAGCTAAGAAGTAATTGTCTACAAAATCTCTAATGGTTTTTTTATCAGTGTCTCCGTTTATAGACAAAATCATTTGTTTTAAACGAGTTGTCAATTCAGGAGATGAATCGGGACTGATTTTTTTAAGTCCTGTAATTTCTTTTTCAATTATTTTTTCATCTTTTCCTGTAAGGAGTTTGTAAGTAATTACATTTCCTGTAGATTCTAGGGTGTATGAAAATTCGTTTTTGCCCTGTTCAAAAGAACTAAAATCAACTTCTTTATTTTCTAAAGTAGATAAATCAATTGATACATCTTTTCCCTTGATTTTCACGGGATATTTCGAGCCGTATCCTAGGATGCGGGAGGCGATGAGAAGGGCATTTTTATCGCCAACAATCAAGTCATCAATGTCAATACTTTTATCAACTATGAGGGATTGGAGCAATTTGTCCAATACAACACCTTTTTGGATATAAGATTGGTTAGTTAAAATATCTTCCTCTTTAGCGGTCATGTATTTCATTTCTACTTTACCGCTTGATAAAGAAAGTGTTGTAGGATAGATTAATCCTTTAGAAGGTAATTCAATAATTTCGGTTGGGAATTTTAATTCGGCCATAATCTTTATTTAGTTAATAACTTTGTTCGATGATAAATATGAAGATAAGAAAAAGTTTGAACGAATCCAAACTATTCTTCTTTAGGCTTAAACCAATTTGAACACCATTTTGACGGGTCTTTAATTTGATTACCTTCTTCATCTACCAATTCAGCAGTACCTTTGTATTCTTGATACTTTGAGTTGGAACACATATGCTTATCTTCTTTTAGATAGTAGTATTTGCATACATGGCAGCCAAAGCCAACAGGAGAAAACATGTACGGAGGGTATTCTTCCATTTCGTTGCCTTCTCTTAATATATCTAATAATTTTATCATGATTATAAATATATAAAAAAACCTACCCCTGTGATGGGGTAGGTTAAAAAATCTATATAAAAAATTTGATTAGAAGTTAAGTATACAGTAATCAGGTTGAACAGTCATTGTAATGTTTACAGCTGTACTTTCTGTATCCCAACCATATTCACCAAATCCAGCTTCAGTAATTAATGCACCCTTGATAATCCATTCAGATACTACATCTCCAACTGGACCTAACACGTTGAATGTTAAATCTTTCTTGTAGAAATCAGAGTATCCATCTCTACCAGTTACGGATTCGTGGTGTAATCGAACCCATTCCATTACTGCTTGAGCACCTGAAGGGGTGATTGGATCAAATAGGGTAAACTGGATTGTGTTCCAAGTAGTTTTACCTTTAACCATTCTCTAAATTTTAACTTCTTATGAAGGGAAAGTAGCTCCAGTTGGCAACACGTTGAAATCCAATATAATGTATTCAGCTGTACGAGTTGGTTGTAAGAATATTTGACCTACTAACTCGTTTCTGTCCACTACATCTGGTGTGTTATTTGTATCATCCATTACTACTTTGAAGGCAAATAAACCTTGTCTTTGTTGTACGGATTCTAAATATGGATTAACTTGGCTTAAGAAGTTATTTCTAGTAGTGGCGGTATTTTGTTCAAATACTAATCCATCTGCTACTTGGCTAATATAGCTCTTAAGAGCAATTAACAATCTTCTAACGTTGATTCTATCGAGTGCAGAAGCACGTTTCTGAAGTGTTTTCTGGCCAAATACTACTACTCCACTTCCAGGGAATGTTGCAATTGGGTTAACATTTGCTTCATATAGATCATCTCTGTTTCCGGCTGTTAATTTTCTCTCAGCTCTAAGTACTTGACCTAATGAACCGCGAGTAATACCTGCTGGTGCAAACCATGGATCACTTGAGTTATCTGTAAAAGCATATACACCTGGGATCATTGTTGAAGCTGGTACCCAAACTGCCTCACCTGTATTCAAGTCAATAGTTTGTAACCAAGGCCAGTATGTAGCAGCATAGCTAGAATCAAATGAAGCTGCTTGGTTTATTACGTTATTAATTTCTGCACCATATCCTCTTAGATCTACTACAGCAACAGCATCACCTCTTCCGATTGTATTATTTACAATGTTAGTTATTTGGGTTGGGTGGTATTGATGGATCAAACCAGGAGCAAATATTACATTATATTTGTATTCGTCTGTATTTGACAATAATGCAATAGCGTTGTTGTAATCAGATCCAGACAATCCCTGAGTGTTAGTACCATCAATGTATTGATAGTATTTAGCTGGGCCAGAGGTTGGGATGTTGGAACCAACAGCTCCACCAAATGAACCAGAACTTACAGATGGTAAAGATCCTGTGTATTGGTTTTTAGCAATACCGTTATTATCAAAGTATTGTGGGGTATTGTAATTTACTTGTTTTACTCTTACATACTTTGAAGCATTACCGTATGAACCAGTTTGTTGGATGTAGTAATCGCCATTATCACTTCTAAGATTAAAGCTTGCATCACCTATTACTTTAGAAATGTAATTAGAAGCATATGGATCTAATGATAAGTTTTGGTAAGTTTCAAGTACTATTTTCTGTAAGTTATTATCATCACCTCTTCTGATTAACAAGCTAAATGTTCCAGAGGAAGTGTTTACAGTTGGGATTTCCCATCTAACATTATCAACTGAACCTGAAGCTAAAGCACCTGAAACTTCAGTACTTGTGCTATTCATGATAATACCTTCAGAGATTGTTTCTAGTACAAATGGGGATAAACCAGTAGTTGGACCACCTGATCCAGTTGGAACGGTTGTACTAACTGCTGAAGTAAATGAACCAGATACTACTCTAGTTACTAATAAAGAAGTACCACCATTTTGGAAGTAGTTGCTTACTGCAATTGAAGTAAGATAAGAATATACACCTGATCCACTTTGAACAGCACCACCAAAAACAGCAGTAAATTCGCTAAACGAACCTACTAGTGTTGGGATTTCAACTGGTCCCTTTACGGTAGGACCGATTATAGCTGCTCCTACTGAAACGGGCTGTCCTTGTATAAAAGATTGGTCGTTCTCTCTTGCTAATACACCTGGAGATAATAGAGTTTCTGCCATTTTATTAAGTTATTTTATATTGTTTTGTTATAAATATTTTTTGCAAGAGAGATATTTGTATCTCAATTTGACCTAAAGATGTTACAATGTCTGCTACTTTATCGTTTGAATCTTGCAACTTAGATAACTCCTCGGGAGTTAATTGAATTTTTTCCATATTAAATTTTGTATAGTTATAAATATTATTTTTCTTTTTTAAGTCCATACTTTATCCACCTATACCAAATTCTTTCGTGGTAATAGTATTGTATAGGCTTCCATACTAATTCAACTATGCTAAAAGCCGCACCTACTTTTATAGAACCACTTGCAAACCACATTGCTAAAAATCCTATTCCGGTACTTATGATTCGATAGCTGATTGTTTTAGCTATGTGTCGCTTTACCTGTGGCATCTATTTCTCCATTTCGGATTTTGGTTCCACTGATTGCTGCTACCTCGGTTGGTGGTTCGTGATATATTACCTCGTATCCTACTCCTCGTCCGTAATTTACAGATTCGATATCCGGGATAATAGAGAGCAATATTTTGTCTGTGTTTTGGGAAAAGAATGGTTCTTGTGACAGCTCACTTAAAATCTGTTGTGCAGATTTAGGATTGTTTTCGTCCTGTGCTACATCTCGGATTGCTACCCAAATATTCTTTCCTTTTTCTAGTTGTTGGTTAATTAACCATTCGTGGCCTTTGTGCCAATTTTGCCAT